TGGATTAAAGTCGCCCTCGAAAACGCCTCTGCCGTTCGGGAAGAACAGCAAATTCAAAAAGAAGATGGACGGCAGTATCGTCCCCAGATGAAGGAAAATACAATGACAACCGCACAAGAGGTTTTGGCTCTTGCCAACCGCACTTATGCTGACCGCAGTCAGGAATATGGGGCAATCAGAACATCGTTTACCCGTATTGCAACCATTTCCAGCACGGTTTTGGATAAGACAATCACCCCGCATGACATCGCTGTTGTAATGATCGCACTGAAACAGGCGCGGATCACCTCAAACCCACAACACTTGGATTCATATGTCGATCTTGCGGTATACTCTGCAATCGCCGCAGAGCTGGCTATGGCCCCAAAAATGCCGCAGGTAGGGGAAGCCTTCCTGACTGACGTTGAAGTCGCTCTGCAAGCCGCTGAGTGACTTTAAACGATGGTCCAAGTTGATGACGGCTGGACGGTTACGGTCACACCAGAATTGACCGTGATTGGACCAGCCGTCATTGCATTTTTGTTCGCAGGGAGCAGATAATCATCCGTTACGGTCAAATCATTGGTGAAAAAGATTTTGTTTGTGCCGCCACCTGCTGGCTGGTCACCAATGCCAGATGCGCGGTCATCCGCAAAATAGCAATTGGTCCCGTCAGAGTAAACCAGAGAGCGTTTGCCCTGCGTCAGCACCACGCCCACACTGCCTGTCACGACAGTCTTGACCGTCACCGTGTAATTACCAGTTGTCTCGTTGTCGAACACCCACATGCCGCCAACAGCAAGGGTGGTGCTACCGTTGATGAACGGAACGGTCACATTGATGTTGGATGACAACGCGCCTTGAATGATAACGCGCTGGTTCTGCACATCGCTGATCGACAGAGCCACATCAAGGCCCGTCGATGATTTGCTGACTTGAGAGCCAAACGCCTTGTCAATGATGTCCCAGTCGCTGTTTACAGGCGTGGACCAATTGTTCACATAGGTATTGTTGTCAGGCTTGATGATCTGCTTATTGGTTGTGAGCGTGTATGTATCGACCATTAGATGGAACCTCCGAGCGTCTTCTTGGCGGTGTGAAGTGCGCTGACAATAGCATCATCTGGCATCGACAGCATCTGTTCTGTTTTACCGCCAATGGCTTTGCGTGTCCGAACGGCGTCTTGAGCCAGCGAAATGGCATCACGCATCACACGACCGCCCGCCTTGCGCTGTTTGCGCTCATCCGAATTTGCCGCATAAGCCGCCTTTGCCGCTCTAGTTCCGGCGGTTTCGATCTTGTCCATCAAAGTGCCAGCGGCTGGGTTTTTTGCCGCTAAATCAGATAGTTCAAGAATTGCCTTCTGCGATTCTGGCCCGCCCATGACGGTCTGAGACAGCAGGCGGTTCACTTCACCTGCCACACGCCGTTCAGCCACGTTCAAAAGCACATGGGAGCCATATACAGTCGCGGCAAGCCCAGATGCCGCTAGCGTTAACGGCGATGATGCAATGCCAGCAGTGACTGCCGCACCAACCGCACCGACATCTGCCAAATTGGGAGTGAAAGGATTTGGTCTTTTGGACTGGTCAATCAAATTGATTGCATTGTGGTTCCGCATGACGTTTTCCGCCGTCAGCATCGCATCAATCTGCTTGGCCTGCGCTGGCGTAAATACGTCAGAGATTTTGTCACGGACAGACCGTTTATCCAATGTCGAAACAAGACTATGTGTCGCGCCAGAACGAGCGGCATTGATCTTGAACTGGGTAATCATCCCATCTTGGAACAGTTTTTGTGCTTCTGGGTCGAGCGATTGAAATGCTTGCCTAGCCTTGGCGCGGTCAAAAGCATCAAGATTTTTGGCATAATTCTGCCCTGCCTCAAGTGCATTTTCAGCTTTGAAAAACCCGCTCGAAACATTCAGTGCCTTGGAATATTCAGGAACCGTGTTGAGCAAATCGGCTTTCAATTGATCGCGGATTTGTTTTAGGTTTCCCCCCAAAGTGTTGTCGCCGCCCTTGTATGCCTTTTTGACTTGATCATCAAGGTTCATTTTGACTTCGTGCCACCACTTCAATGTTGGCTCGTAATTATTGCCAAAAGCCTTGTAAGCATCATTGAGGGCTTGTTGAGTTAAAGGGTGGCCTGCAAGGTTTGTGATTGCAGATGTTTCGACGTTCTGCGCTGAAGGAGCCAATAACGCGGCATCGAAATTTGCCTTGTTGTCAATTTTTGCTTGCGCTTTGAGATCAAGAGCAGTTTGACCAGCATCAATTCTGCGGCCCGCAATAGTATCAAGGCCAGCATCAACGCGATTGAACGCATCTTGGTTGCGCTGTTTGATGAAGTTGTCGATCTCCAAAGCGGCAGACCGACCACCTTCCGAGGCGGTCCCACTTGTCAAAGTGCCGCTGGCCTTTTCACCAAGCAGATCGAAAGCACCAATCGGGCGACCATCGCGGATTGCCTGTTGAACTTCGGCATCGCTCAAAGTGGTTTGCGGGCGTTCACGACGAGCGGTTGCAATGCCTTCAACCGCTTTTTCTGTTGCACCAGCAGATGGAGCAATAATGTCTTGAAGTGTCTTTGCACCTTTGCCGCCGCCATATGAACCAAGCAATGCACCAATGATTTGCGAGGTTGTTTGGACGGTTGGAGACATGCCCTGCTCTTTGGTGATATCACCAGCAAGTTGTGACGCACCACCGCCTAAAATGGCTTCACCAGCCTTTACCAATTTGCGGCCTTTGCCAATCATGCTGGGGCCGAAAAATTCCGTAATTGTCTTAGCGTATTCACCAGTCTTGGTTTCAGGCTTGTATTCTGGGCTGAGGCCAACAGTCGCCTCAATCGTGGGTGAAACAGCCTGAGAGATGTCATGACTTGTCGGCAGGGTTAGGCGGGTTCTTCCTTCCTCAACCTTGCGACCAGCGGCAATACGCTCATCCAATGCCTTCTTGCGTTCCTTGGCCTCTGGCGTATCCGAACCAGACCACCAATCCTGCACGGCATTGGGGACGCCCATAAGGCTTTCAAATGCAGACTGTCCACCAGCGCGGCCCAGAGACTGAACATCGCCGGGCAAGCCAACAGCCTGAATTGGAATATTCATTAGGCCAGAACCAACAGACTTGGCGAAGTCTTTACCGCCAGTCACAGAGGGCTGGGAAGCCTCTGGGCCAGCAATTTGCACCATGCTGTTGAAATCCGTGCCGCTGGCAGAAGGGGCCGTTGCAGGGGCTTTTTTCTGCTCTGGTGGAGCAATTTGGACCAGCGAATTGAAATCCGGTTCTTCCGTCATTTCACTGGCCTTTCATTTACCCACTTTTTCCCATCCCATGTGGCAACTGCGCCTTTAGGATACTTCTCACGCCCCGCACCAGTGAAATTTTCAGGCGGGATAACATATTGATAGCCTTCTTTCCGACTTGCTGGATCAGCCGGAAGATCGCCACGGGCTGGCATGTTTGCGGCGGCTTTATCAACATATTTGCCGATTGCATGAGCAGGGTCATCCAGCCACTGCTGTTTAAACCGCTGAAACTCGGTTGTTGAAGGTGTTGGGTTCTTTTCACGGAAAGCCAAGTAGTCTTGGTAAAACTGTTTTTCAGCGTCCATCGTGCCTTTGGCGGTTGCCAACAACTGGCGGTTTGATGCTGGTTGAAGATCAGGGTTTATGTTTGCCATTTTTGCGGATTCAAGTTCCGACACCAAGATGCGCCCGCCAAGTTGTTTGACTTGATCAAACATCATGTTGGTTGCTTCTTTGACAAATTTTTCCTGATATGCGCGGTCGTTCAATTTGCTTTCATCAATCTTCATGCCCAACGCCGCCGCAATAGCGGGAACCTGCGTTTTGACGTCAGACAATTGCCCAGTCTGATATGCTTCCAAAAGTTGACCAACACGCTCAATACGACCATAAGCCAATGCGCGGGTGTGAGCCGCTTCGCCATATGACCTGTCAGCCTCTGCAATGTTTTCAGCACCTTTGGTCGCCGCAACTTTACCCGCTTCAAGACGGTTTGCGGTATCAGTCCACTGTGGTGGAGAGATAACCTGACTGTCTTTGGTCAACAACTGTCTGCTGTTGATGATGTTTTGAATGCTGGTGTTGATTTTTGCTTCTTCCTCACGAGCCTTCATCATTTCGTCAACCGTCAAAGCAGAATCACCAGCCGCCTTGAACTCTTGCAACTGCTTCAACATCATTGGGATGTTGTGCGTATCAGCAATATTGGACCAATCAATCGTCTGGAATGCCTTCTGAGTGTTTGGATCGTTGACAGCCGCCAATGTTTGCGCGGTCAATGGCGCAGGAGGAGCAGTCGCCGCAGGTGGCTTTTCGCCTTCCTTCGGTTGCCCACCAGTTGTGACATTTGGTTGTTCAGTTTTGATTGGCTGACCAGTTTTTGGCTGAGTGGTATCAGTTGGCGATGGGGCAAACAAGGTGTTGTCAGCCGAACGCCGCTGGAACTCTTCCAAAGAATTGATCGGCGGCAAATTCTTGATTGCACGAACACGGTTAATTTCAGCCAGTTTGGTGGTGAGCGTAAGGCCAGTTTCAGTTTCAATCTTTTTGGTTCTTGCACCAATCTCAGCAGTTTCGGCTTCTTGCTTAGCCTGTGTCTGTTTGTTGGCAAGTGCATTATAATACGTCTGCAAACCACCCAGACCACCTTCACCAATCTGCTGACCAGCGTGACGCGCTTTGCTTGCCATCATGCCAAGGCCAGCCGCCATCAGGCCAGATCGGGCTTCATCAGACAATGGGGAACCGATAACACGTTCGATCAATGAACGGGGTGCGCCTTCGGTGTCCATAAGACGTTCGCCCAAACCTTTCTGGGTCCATGCTTCGGGTGGGTTCGGGATCACAAAACCGCCAGCAGGATTAGCCCGCGCCGCAGGCATGTCAGGGTCAATTGCCCCAGCAAGACCGCCATCGCCCATGCGTTTCATGAAATTGCTAACATATCCGCTTGTGGGAACACCTGATACAAGGTCACGAGTTGTGTTGCCACTCAGAGGGCGACCAGATGCCCACACAGACACAGCATCAGGAATGTTGCCGTATCTACGCAGGTTGTCGCCAGCAATCTTGTTATAAGTCGCGTGTTGGGCTTCTGTGTCATTCAAAAACTCTTCTGGGGTCATGCGGCGACCCAAAGCCTTTTCAGTCCAATCTGGCACATTCTTGCCCATGACCTGATAGAGGCCATAAGCCTTGTCGCCAGCATATGGACCTGATGGAATGACTTTGCCTGTGATGCGTGGATTGTTGCCACTTTCCATTGCGGCGGTTGTTGCCCTCATGCGGGCCAACTGAGTCTCGAAATCATCAGCAGGGCCACCATCTTCAAAGTGAGCGCGTGGCACAACACCGCCAAAGGCGTAACCACCAGCAAGACCGCCATCTGCAAACCCACCGCCGCCAAACAAACCAGATAGCCAATCACCAAACCCGCCAGATGACCCACCTACAACATTAGCAACCATAGGATCGCCGCTTGGCATTGGGCCAATTGGTGCATCATACAATTTGGTCCCTGAATTATCCCCGCCAATCAGACCCTTCACATTGGAGGTCAGTGCTTTTTTGGCGGGGTCAGGCATCGCCTGCAAACCTTTGGCAATCTGCGCGGCATTGCTTTCCTGCTGTGGAGATGGAGGCGGCTTTGGAATTGTCGATTTGCCGACAGGGATATTGGCATTTGGCACATAGCCAAGGTTTCCAGCCAAGCCGACATAAGGCATCATGCCAAACTGAGGCGTAGTAGGGTTTCCGCCTGCGGCAAAACCCATAGGGATAACACCGCCAACGGCAAAATGACCCCGCTCTGCGGCCCTGTCGGTTGCAATATCATAATCCACCATGCGGATACCTTCTGGGGTCTTTGATACGGCATTTGGCGCGTGATGTTCAACTTCCTGTGCAATGAGACCAATCTGGGTTTTGGGTTCGCCCTTGTAATTATATTTGTAAATATTTTGCCCATCGAAGGTTTTGCCAACAGGTTCAATGTTTTCTTTTAAGCGTTCATCCGAACCCCATTTGAACATGGACGCGGCGGTAAGAGCGGGGCCAAGGAAAGAGCCAAAGCCACTCTGGCCCGGCGCGGTGGTCGTGCTTGTGCCGCCCGACTGAGAACCGATACCTTCCGCAATGTTTGCCAGCCAAGATGTGGTTTGGAATGGGTAAGCCTGCTGTTGCAAGAACTGATTGTATTTGGCCTGATCCAAGGCCTGCTGTGTTGCCTGCTCTTGTGCGCCAGCCATCAACTGGGCCTGTGCGCCCTGCAACACGGAACCCTGTGCGCCTTCACCCAATTGAGCAAACTGCTGACCAGCCGCCAAACGCCGCTGTTGATCTGCCTGTTGCTGGGCAATGTTTTGATTATATTGGCCAAGAGCCTGCCCATAGCCGCTCTGGTATAGGTTTCCGATGGTCTGCCCCGTTGCGAGACCCTGCTGGCGGGCCATCTCCGCCTGTTGGATGCCGTAGCGGTCTCCGCCATAAGCACCCTTCTGGATCGCGGAACCGACAGCCTGTTGCTGTTGCTGGCGGTTCTGCTCGTTCAAGTTTGCCATAGTCGCGCCAACAACATTGTTCAGATACGGCGACATATATGGCTGGAGGCCAGCTTGGCTGAATTGTGGGGTGACACCCTGTGCGGCTTGTGATGTCAGCCCCATGCCATACTGATACGCAGGAAGAGCCATTCCCTGCGCTGAATTGACGTTCTGGATGCCTGCCTGTTGGGTGTTAGAAAGTGGCGCAACAAATTCCCCTTCATATGGAGTGAAGGGTGTGTTTTTCTGGATGTCTTTGGCTTGACCAACAACATACTTGTATTCGTCTTCAACCCATTGAGGAATGGACTGGGTTGTAGTCGTTGTGCCGCCACCTTTTTTTGACATAGCAAATTCCTAAGCCTTAATGCTGAGTGTCAGCATCTTTTCTAAAATGCCCAGTTTCTCGACCATACAAAAAGAACGCGCCAGCAGGTGCGCCAAATTGCTTCTGGTATAAAGCCACTTTAGCACTTGTTCGATCATTTGACAAAACCCCAACGATCAGAGGCATGCCGACACCATCTGCCACTTGCTTGGCAAATGCTACAAGTTTTTGAACGCGAGAAACCTTTGCGCGGCGATAATCTGGGTGAACAAAGATGCTCAGTTCTTCCAAGAACCGTTCATCTGAATACCAGTAATCCGAAACCTTCAAGATAATGACGGCTTCCAGCTTATTGCGTTCGCCGATGACACCAATAATTCCATCCAACTTATGCAATGCAGGGCGCAAAAACCGCCTCGCACGTTCTTCATTGAGAGCAAACAGGCCATTTTCGCTGTGGTTCACACGGGCGAGGTGCATGATACCATCTTCATCAGCGGGTTCTGCAACACGCACAACGGCATCAGTCGTGACCAGTTCTGGTCTGTCCATCCGCTTCCGTGCGCCTTTTGACAGACGAATGCGTTTTTTCTCGGTGACCAATTCCATGAAAGACCCCTTAATCCTTTTTAGGTCCGGGCAACTTTTTCAATGTCTTGATGGTCTTGGCCCGAACATGCTTCACAAATCCATCAAGCACCTTATGACCTGTATCAAGACTTCCCTTGCCGACACCAGCCACCACATGCGGAGGAATCACATATTCCCCACCTGCGGCAACGATTGGAACCGTCCCGCCATTGGCAAAACGCCCATCATCATGATGTTCAGCATTCATGTCATCGACAATCTTGAAGCCGTTCATGGTATTGCCTTCACCCAATGCCGACACAATGTCCGCAGGAATGACATAGCTCCCCGATGGGACATGCATTGGAAGATGATCTGTGCGACCCGCAACTGGGCTTGGGATCGGGCCTACATGCACCTTGCCAGTATCGCCGCCCTTGGCATAACCGCCAGAAGCATAAGGTGAGTTGCCAGCCGCCAGATCAGCTTCACGAGCCTTATACAGCGGAGTATTGCGGATAAAGTCCAATGCGCTTTCTTCGCCACCAGTTCGCTGGATAAGCGAATCATTCCAAATCGGATTGCGTTGCGCTGGTGCTGGCGCGGCGGCTCGTTGTGCGCCACCAACACCCTGCGATTTCTGCGGGTAAACGGCAACTGGGTTAAGGACCAAATCACTGTTCTCAGGTGTCTGTGTCTGCTTCCAAGCCTGAAGGTTTGGATCACGTTCCCGATCCAACTGAACCCCAGTATATGCGTTACGGTCGATATTGGGCAAAATGGATGGGTCAATTTCGCCGCTGTCTGGTGTTCTTGTCATTGGGTAATTGAACGCGCCGCTTTCGCCAGACATATTTGGTTTGATCATCTTATTGCGATATGCGGCAAGAACATCAGCATCATTATTGGCGGTTGCTGTCGGAGCCATGACCATCCCAGCCGCCGCCGCAGGAGATGCATATCGACCCATAGGAAGGACACGACGAGCAATTTCCATACCGCGATCAACCAATGACGGCAATCCAGCAGGTTTTGGCTGGGCTGGATCATTTGCGTATGTCGTATAAATGGTGTCGCCAAAGTTTGATGCAGGCATATTCTTGGGCATCGCTGGCAGGTTTTTTATTTCCTGTGTCGCTGGGACGCCCCCTATAGCCGCTTGCGCCTGTGCGGCGGCAACCTGTGGCCTGACACCAAGATCAACCATCCCCTGCACAAACTTGTCAGGACTGATGCGCCCCTCCATAAGGGCTTGAAGGAGACCGTCCATGCTCAATGCGCCACCCCCCATTTTCTTGGTGCGCTTGGCGATGTTCAAGGCGGCGGCAATGGATTGATCTTGTTTATGACCAGAGTGCATCATTTCACTGATGTTCTTGCTGATCGTCTTTTGAGAAGAACCGGGTTTCAGTGGCATGATGACCTCAGACGTTTGGTGTGTATGATACGACAGCAGACATTCCAGCTTGACTTAAAACGACAAGACCATTGGTATATCGCAGATAGACTGGTGTATACGAAAGAAAATTTGCGGCAGTGGCGGGCAATGATGCGTAAATCAAATTGGAAGATGCAATACTCCCAACGGTCGACGCATCATATATAAGCACCTGATTTGCTCCAGATGTCGCTGGAATTGACACATTGAGCAAAACGCCTTTTCCAGTGCTTATCTGCACAGTAGATGCAACAACGGTTGCGGACGTATTGGTTGGCAATGCCGCAGTGAACTTTGTATTCAGCGTGTTGATCGCAACAACGCCGTTCTTTTGAACCGACAGGATATCATCCAAAGAAGCCATTAGAACCGCCCATCAGGTTGGAAACGATAACGCATATTCCCAACACGCCAAAATGTGCCGACATCGTTTGATGAAATCTCAATCGACAGCAAGCGGTTGCGGATGCGCGTAGAAATGTATTGCGTGTTCTTGGTCATTTGATACGGGCCATACACGGTCGGTGTGTCGCCCGAATAATTCGTGCCATAAAATGTAAGCAGGACTGTGGCGTTCTCGACCATGTTGTAATCGCCCCACTTCATGTCGGGCCAGATTTGGTCAACAAAAATCAAGTGGTCGCCCTCGTCGCCTATCTGGAAATAGCCCGTGCGGAATGACGATTGCATCGCCATGGTTGATGTTCCGACAGCCGCGTCATTGCCAATTTCATGCTGGTAAATCCAATTTGGGCCGACACCTGCTCCGATGGGAGAACCCAACACAGACTGGTCAACCCAAGCCGTTCTACCTAGCAATCCGTAATCCCATTGTTGAATTTGCGCGTTATATTTCACATAGGCATTGTTATCGGTGCTGTCTATTGTTGGGTAAAACCAAGTGATTTCCCCAAACTGGCTGTTCACGGCACAGCGAATCCGATCCGTGTATGGGCGACCGTTTGCGTCGATGTTCATGTTCATGTCTTGGAACACGTTATCCCATACGGGGCAGGCAATGGTCTGGACGCCATTGTTTGAAAGCAGGTTGAATTGGCTGGGAGACATCCAATAAACCACGTTGTTCATCACGCCGACCGACTTAGGCGAGATAGCACCGACACCCTCGCCGATCTTGTTAAAACCATAGATCAAAGTAGGGTCACCCGTGTATTGCATCACCCACACGGCTTGGTCTGTCCAGAACACCGCCTGCTGTGTCGCCTGCAAACCAGCGACGATCCTGCTTCCTTCGGGGATTGTATACGATCCCGCTTGGTTGACTGATGACGCAATCCAGTTATTTGGATCACCCACATCAGACCAGCGGATGGTCAATGGTTCAGCCGTTCCGGCAAACGACGATCCAAACGCAATCACCTGCCGTTGAGGCATAGCGATAAACATGCCCGCATTGGCTAAAGGAGAGCCGCTCAGTATCTGCGCGGTGCTTTGACCCCCATTGGGTTGCCAGATGTAAATTGGGCCGTTGTAGGGGCTTGCAAGGAGATATTGCCCAAAGTTGGCAAGATACCAATCAGACGTTGTAATGCCAGAACCGCCACGGGTGTCAGGTGTCGTTGATCCTGTGCCATACCCGCCGCGACCATACCCGCCGCGACCATATCCCGAACCCACGCCAGACGCGCCAGTGGCAAGGAAATAATACAAGCGAACATTGCCATTGTTCAGCGTTTTTGTGTCGTTGCTGTTTGCGGCAAAAGAAGCGCGAATGGTGAAATTGTTGGCATCTGTGACGGAGTCCACCAGATAATCGCCAAGAATTTCCACGCCGCCAACAGTGGTCGCAACCAAAAATGTCACGATGTCTTGCACGGCATACCCGTGATTGATCATGTTCACATTGACTTTGGCATCACCTGCAAGCGTGGTGAAAATTGGCAATGTCCCGCCATTGGTTGTGTCAACCGTAGCAACAAACGGAATACCGATCTGGTATGTGTTGATGTCGATGCGGGCATAGACTGGATAAGGACCAAACAAAACGCCGCCGCCAACAGACACCTGCGTCTGTATCCAAACAACATCGCCGACAAAGGCATCCGAATTTGGGTCAACTATCGTGACGATATAACCGCCAGAGGATACTGAAATTTGGTTTCCAGCCTGCGTCCCTTCACCGATGATGTATTTCCCAGCCTCTGTGCCTTCCCCAAGCAGAACCCCACCCTCAACCGTGAAATTCGGTGCGACATTGTCTATCTTGTATTGAGGTGTAATTTTCTGAAGGTTGCCATTGCTGATCGTATCAAGGCTATTCTCAGCCCCGACAGCAAGCCACTTGTTCTCATTCAAGTCCTGCCAAGCATGCAACTCACGCACAACCGAATCAATTGGGCTGTTGTAATAGCTGACCCACCCACCCAATTTTTGCGCCAAACCAAAACCATTTCGATCTGGCAAAAACCTGATCAAGTTGGATTCCGACATCGCAACCTCGTTTAAGGTCGGTGTCTTGACGGTATCAATGCCCGGAATGAGTTTCAGCGAACCGTGAGGCATTGGTTATTACCTCGTAGGTGACGCGACAGGGGCTGGAGACATGGAGGACCATGCCGCCGCTTGGAACTTTTTGCGTGATTCCTCGACCATCGCGCCAGCCTTCAGTGCCTGATACTGGCTCTCGTAGGACTGCGCCATCTGGGGATCGTCATTCATACGACCAAAGTTGCGTTGGTATGCCGACACATAGATCATTGATGCCATGATCATCAGGTCAGGCAGGTAGGTGCTAATAAAGGTTGATGTTTGTGTCCCATTGGTCCCGTCTCCAAGAGGCGCGGAGCGGATCGTGCCAGTTAAGACAACAGCATACGCGGCATCAGGCCAAGGCCCAAAAATGATCTTCTGCGATGTTTTTCCAGCCGTAGCAGTATCACCGCCAAAGACCGCGAAGAATGTCGGCACAGACGCGCCCGTGACGTTCCCCCACATGTTCTGAAGGAAGTCTTTGGTCACCGCTGTCAAAGGCTGACGCAAGCCATCGCCATCAACCACCTGCACGGTTTGCAGGGTGACGAACGAACTGGTCGGGATGGTCAGGGTGTTGCTATTGGCGGTAAGGTTGTAGGAAGTGTTCTCAACCTGCGTCGAAAGGAAATCCAACTCACGCTGGATACGCAATTCGGCATAGTTGATCATCTGCGGCAGAATAATCAAATAGTTGGGATCATCTACAGGGACAACCGCCATCGTCGCAATCTGCTCTTTGTAAGCGGCATAGTCCATGTCTGAAATCCTCAGCCAACCATATTGAACGCCATCTGCTCGACTTCAGCCACACGGCGACCCCAGCCCTTGCCGAATGTATCCCATGTGGGCAGTGCTTGCAAGAAAGCGAGGCGGTTTTCGCAAATATCGGCGGCAAGGTTGCGTGGGTTACACTCTGCAACAGCCTTGAGTGTCGCGGGGCCGATAGACCCATCATCAGGAACGCCAGCAGATTTCTGCAACATCTTCGCGGCGCGGCGTGTCCCGCTGTTTACCGCCAGATCAAAGACGGCATAATCCACACCATCAGGAAGATCATCACAGCGGCAAGCGTCCCAATAATCACGTTTATAAATCGGTGCAACCACATCTGGTGTCAAAGCCCTCATGGTCGCTTCATCAACAGGATGACCGACATACGCCTCATAAACCCGCTTGGTCACGCCCAAATTGGTCATGCCGCCGGGGTCTTTCGGATTGTTCACATACCCACCTTCGTGCTTCAGAAGCAACGCAAGGCATTGTTCAAAATTGTCTTTCATCACCTATTTCCCATGTCCTTGATCAACTGATCCTTGGCATGTGATCCGCTGGACGATCCAAACCAAAAAGATAAAACCAGCATCAATGCGCCATCCAATGTTCCCAATACGCGGGCAATCAGTTCTCGCATGCTTGGGTCAATCACGGTTGTGAACAGGTAATACTGTATGAAGACCCACGCCACGATGACAGAATAGGACAGAACGGCAGGCGTCTGCACACCCGTCTGCACCATCATGTCACGGGCAGATTTACGGTCACCAGCGGCAATTTCTTCAAGATTGATGTCCAACTGCTTCATCTGGACTTTGAAGTCCGCATCGACCTTCTTGACCGCCGCCAACTGCTCTGGTGTGGCGTTCATCATGGCGGTCTGAACATCGTCCGCTGAGGCTTCCGGCGAAAGGCCCAATGCGCCAGCCAATGCCTTGACCGCCATCCCTGCGACTGGGCCACCAATAGCCGTTGCGATTGTCGGAGCAATTTGGCCCAAAAGGCCACCGATCTTTGACAGGTCCATCACTTGTCGGCCTTCCCGTCGAGTTTGTCAAAAATCTTCTCCAGCATGGCCTTGATCTCTTTTACACTGTCCGAAAACTCATCCTTGCGGACATAGTGGATTGGCAGGCTGATCTCCAACGAGTGGATATCTTTGCGAAGTTCTGAAACCGCATCCCATAGCTGGCGGCAAAACCAACCAATCACGGCTAACATCGCACCACCCGCAAAATCAATCACATGTTGCCAGTCCATGTCAGTCCTCGTCAGGTTCTGGAGGCTTTGGAGCCAATTGGGTCTCGGCATCAATCTTGATGCGGTGGATCAAGTCAGCCACATCCACATAAGGCCGTTGGCCCAATGCGGCGAGGATCAGGTTCACTTGTTCAACGGTCAGGGACAGGTTGATCATAACTTACTCGTATTGAATGTTAATTGTGCCAGCGTCGAATGTTGCTGTGCCGTCAATGTAGAAGCGAATACGATCCAACGTGCCGCTAAGAGTAACCGCGCCAGCAGTTGCCGAACCAAGGTTAGAGTTGTCACGCCCAACAGACCCTGAGCAAGTCCAAAGGTTTGAACCTAACAAACTGATAGTAAACAAGCCGTTGAAGGAATCTGCGGCAGTTCCAGTTGTATTTCCGATACCAAAACCAGTGGTGTAAGAAGTTGTTGTTGTCGAAGTTGGCCCCCAGTTCTGACCAACACCACGATAGCCAGTTGTTGTGTAAGTTGTTGAACCCAACTGAATTAGCATATTAGCCGTGCTACTTGGGCTGAGTGACGAACACATCAAAGTAATGCGCTTTACCCATGACGGTATACCCGTAAATTCAGGGCCAGTAGCTGTAGCAAAGGGAGATGTTAACGCAGTTCCAGACACCAGCATAAAATTGGTTGTTGCCCCTGCGGTAACAGAACCGTCAGATGCTATTGTCATTCTATTAGTGCTGTTGGTGGCAAGGTTTAGTGTGTTAGCGGCTGACAGATACATGCCGTTGGCTGGCACGGTTGCTCCAGTCGGAATGAACGATGCCGCAGTGGATGAGCCTGTCTGAGTGACACCGCCCGTAAACGTGCTAGTTCCAGCCACAGCCAAGTTGGCCCCGACAGTGACGTTGCCTGTTGTGCCAAGCGTCAAATTGACGGTAGCAGATGTTGGCTCTTGTATAGTGTCAACCTTGAGGCCCATGATAGAATCCTTATTCCCACTGAATGTTGATGGAACCAGCGTCAAATGTATCTGATGGTGCGCCTGTTGCGCTGGCAATAACACGGATTGTGTCTAACGCGCCAGCCAATGTCACAACACCAGAAGTAAACGCCGAAAGCGCAGTGGTTGTTGCGTTCCCAAGAACACCGCCAGCCACCCAAATATTGCCAGAAACATTTTGCAGCGTAACAACGCCAGACCAAGCGTATGTAGCAACATTGTGGTAAATAGGGAAACCAACGGTTGAAGAGGATGTTGCCCCAGATGAACTTGCGATACCAGTGGTCTGCGCGGAATACCCTGTAATTGTAGCGGTTCCACCCGTGCCAAGCTGAATTATAAGATTGTTTGTGCCACCTGTGGACACGCCGTTAAACGCCATTGTGACACGTTTTGCCCATGTCGGGATGACGCTTGTAAAGTTGATGGCTGTCCCACTAGTTGATGCTTGCGCTGTTCCCTGCACCAGCATCAGATTGCCAGCAGTGCCTGTGACAATGCCGGATGATGCAATTGTCATCTGCACAGTATTGTTGGTCACAAGGCTAAGGGCATAAGCCCCAGTTGAACCCACAACCAGAGGATTTGGTGAATACACATATCCATTTGTCGCATCAGAATGAAGATAAAGCGGAACAGATGATGCCGCAGAACCAACAACAGACACGCGATACCCAGCACCTGTTGAACTGGTTCCAATGCCAACATTCTGCGATGCATCAACATAGACAGCTTGTGTCCCGTTGGTTGCAAGCGCAAGGGTGGTGCTGGCTGGGTTGTAGATGCCTGTGGTTGCACTGGTGGTGTTGACAACGCCCGGAGCCGCCGCCGTGCCAAGGGGGACCGCTACACCTGTCGTTCCATTGATTGTAACTGCCATGTCGCCCTCTTATTCATACTGAATGTTGATAGAACCAGCATCAAACGTGTCTGTGCCGTTAACAGTGGTAACTACAACGCGGTCTAACGTGCCAGATAGCGCAATGACACCGCCAGAAGTAGAAGTTGACGCTGAATCAGACCGACCAATTGCACCAGCTTCCACCCAAGTGTTTCCGGTAAGCAAAGTCAGAACAATCTGTCCATACCTAACAGCGGCAGCGTTAGATGTGTTATCTATATTAAACCCCGTTGAAAAGTTAATCCCTGTCGGAGTTCCTGCATCTTGCACTTGGGTAACGGCCCCCAGATACCCAGTCACCGTAGGCGAACCAACCCCAAGCTGAACAATAACTTTTGAAGTTCCACTTGTTGACACCCCGTTTAACATCAAAACAATACGTTTAACCCAAGTTGGAATTGCCGTAGTTGAAGGGCCAAACGTAATGCTCGTCCCGCTGGTAGACGCTTGAGATGTGCCAGAAGTAATGACACTTGCCCCCATAACGGGCGTCCCGTTGATTGTTGGGCTAGTGATCGTAGGAGTGGTCAGGGTTGGGCTGGTTAACGTCTTGTTGGTAAGGGTCTGCGTTGTTACCAAATCAACCAGCGTGGAGTTGCCATCAGGAAGGGTAAGCGTGTTGCTTGCCGCCACCGCTGCCGCGCTGATCTGGGCATACCCTGAAGTGGAACCGTTTAATTTTACAGGCATCAGACAATGCTCCAAGTTGAACCAGATGGCACGGTGACAACCGCCCCGCTATTAACTGTTACAGGGCCGAATGTCCCAGCGTTCTGGCCTGACGGTATATCATAAGTTGTGGTGACTGTCTGCCCGTTCAAATAGAAAATCTGGTCAGTTCCACCACCTGTAGCACCACCGCCAATAGAACCCCACGCCGTGCCATTGTAACCTTCAAATGCGGTTGTTGTGGTGTTGAACCGAAGCATACCCGTTGCCGCAGTTGGCCTGTTCCCCGTAGTGCTTGTCGGGATGACAATTGCCCCAGTGGTTGGGAATGACACAATACCCGTGGTTGCCACACTCATGGCGGTTGTGGCCCCAGCATTACCCACCTTCAAGACAATGCTGTCAGACGAGCCAACGCCCGTTGTCGATTGGAGGATCAGGCTTGAACTAACGGCAGACCCACCGTTGATCTGGCTAATGAATGGAGTAGTCAAGGTCGGGCTGTCGCTCAAAACAACATTGGTCGAGCCAGTGCTGGTTGTCACGCCCGTGCCGCCACGGAGAACAGGCAGCGTCCCGCTTGTCACCGCAGATGCAGCAATGGCAATGCTGGTGCTGGAAGCCGCTGTAAGCTGCCCCTGTGCGTTTACGGTGAACGTGCCGACCGACGATGCCGAGCCATAGCTATTGGCGGTAACTGCCGTATTCGTGATGCTAAAGGTGGTCCCAGCAAGCGTCAGACCAGTGCCAGCCGCATATGCCGTCTGTGCGCCAAATTGCGTAAAGACAATACTGGTTGTTCCAACAATGATTGGAAGCGGTGTCTGCTGAACCCAAGATGTGTTTGCCAGAGTGTTGCCCGACAAGACATACAAAAAGTCGCCAGCATCAATCTCATTTGTGCCAGTGCCACTTGTGTCATAGTCTGTGGCGCGTGTCAGAACCCATGCCGTTGACCCATCGCCAACAACCGTCAGGGTATAGACCCCATTATATGCTGAATTGGCTTGGTTCTTGATCAGAAGGCGGTTGCCGATATTGCCGCTTGTCATGGTTACGCCGTCAATGGCAAACGCGGCATTTGCCCCGGCATTTGTCAGCGTGGCTCCAACGCCATTGTTGGCTGGGCCATTATAGTAGGTGACAGTGTAAACATTGCTGGTGGTTGATGCGTAATTACAAGCCGCATGAAAGTTCAACCCTTGAGCAACCGAATCAACATACGATTTGTTTGCGATGTCGATGTCATTTGCCGGCGTGGTGCTGATTGTCCCAGTGGTCAACGCAATAGCATTGATTGGCACGGAAGCCGCCGCAGTCAATTGGCCTTGGCTGTTTACAGTAAATGTCGAAACAGACGATGACGAGCCATAAGAACCGCTGGAAACAGCCGTGTTCGTCAGGCCAACAGAAATACCGCCAGCACTGTTGGCAACCGTAACACCAGCCCCTGCTGAGATTGTGTTAAGCGAATACCCAGTGCCATTGCCAATCAGCAATTGACCATCAAGGGGGGTCGATGCGTTTGCAGTGCCACCACGGGCAATCGGCAGGATACCAGTCGTTACCGCGCCAGCATCAATTGTAATTGCCACATTGGTCGCATTGGTCAACTGACCCTGAGCGTTAACCTGATATGTTGGAACCTGACTTGCGGAACCATATGTGCCAGCCGTCACTGCCGTATTGGCAATGCTGATTGTCCCAGATGACGTAATTGGACCACCAGTCAGGCCAGTCCCTGTCGCAACAGATGTGACAGTCCCTGTGCCGCCAACCGCAATCCATGATGGATTTGCCCCAGAACCATTGGTGCTAAGAACGCGGCCTGTTGTGCTTGGAGCAAGCGCAACCCAGCCAGAGGAATCCCGATACAACAAGGAACCCTGCGTATTGCTGATGGCGGTGTCAATATAATCAGACAGTGTGAATGCAGATGGATTGCCAACCGAACCAGAGATGTTGCCCAGCAGTGTGTTGCTGACAATGCTACCAATGCCCAATGCGTTCAACGTCTGGGTGGCGGTCAAATCCTGCGGAACAACCGTGCCAGATGTGGCGTTGCCCTTAAATGTGTAGGGAGCCATTGGCGCAAGGTAATCATTTGTCACGCCGTTTGTTGCAAGGCCAATTGTGCCGCTGGTTGTAATCACACCGCCAGTCAAAGGCGCACTTGCCGTAATCGATGTCACCGTGCCGCCCTGAACAGCCAAATTTGCAATCTGCTGTGCTGTGACACGCACAGTTGTATTGGATTGAACGGCTGGAATTTCTTCCGCGCCAGTCAGTGTGATTGCTTGGGGAAGGTTTGTGATTGGCGTGTTAGACATTGACCTTCACCCATGACTGTGTGGCTTCGTCCCAAGTATACATGTTTCCGTCAGAAGGGTAAGGGGTAGGGGGAACCCACTGGCATGTATTTGTGTTTAGCAGCCAACTTGGGGATGGTTTAGGCGGCACAAACGCATCAAGAACAGGATCATAGGTATACCCAACCCCAGCGTAATTCTTGCGGAAATTGGCGTTGTATGATGTTTGCTTCCAATTTGTGTAACCGCCAGACCATTCAGTCAGAAATGCCACGCCAACAGGTTCACTTTCTGGAAACGGCAAATTGTTCAAGGTTTCATTGTTAACGACATTAACGTCAACAACGATGCTTTGATCATCCAACTTTGCAAAATGTCCCATGTCCCACCTTACGCCGTGTATGTACCGTTACCAGTAAATTTAATAATAGTGTTGGAGCCGTTTGTGGTGATTGTTGGAGACCCAGTTGTAGT